TGCTATCTGACATCCATACGTTCCCAGCTTCCCCGGAGCACATTTTATAAGGTGCTAAATCTAAATCAGCACTGTAGTTAAATCTTACGGGGTTTTTTATGAGGTTCAAACCTGAAGACGCGTTAGTGGATTTAACGTATGCTATATTTGGTGTGAGTGTCGAAGGTGGTCTGGGCGGTGAAGGAGGAGGCGTCGGGGGTGCTGGGGGAGGATTAATGAGTTTATGAGATTCTATGCCTGTCAGGGCAAGTATGAAAGCGAGCGCGAGCATTATAATATGTTAAGTTTATATTATATGAGCTGGAACGAACACGAGAATACTTACGTACAATTCATGGAAACACAGTGTCGAGAACTCTATACACGGAATATGGAAGACTATGAGTATTATGAATCCCTCGCGCGTCGATTTAATATACCGATAATTGTTCTATCGGCCATCAATTCACTGTGTGCTGTAATACTTAATCAATTTGTGGGCCAAGTGTATGTTTCTATAGTAAATTCAGTACTCTCAGCGAGCGTCGGAGTGGCCGGCTCGGTCCAACTGTATCTCAAAGTGAACGAAAAGATGAATGTATCGCTTCGGTCAGCTATGGCTTTTAACAAAATTTCACTCAAAATTGCTCGAGAGATTTGCGTGCCTGTCAAAGAAAGAACCAGCAAGGGGGGAGAATTTGTGAGTGAATGTTTCTTGGAATTTTTAAAGACGGTCGAGCAAGGAAATCCAGCACACATAAGCGGGAATCATCTTCATACAGATAAAGAGACTCCTCAAAAGCCGCCATGTCTTTTCGCGCGCCTCTTTCAAAGGTCAGAATCATCGCGGGGTGATTACGCGGAATTAAATGTTTGATAGTTATATATGTCTGGAGCACTTCTTCAACTCGTGGCATATGGAGCCCAGGACGTCTACCTGACGGGTGAACCTAAGGTGACCTTTTTCAAGTCTGCATATAAGCGTTACACTAATTTTGCTATGGAAACGATCAAGCAGACTGTTAACGGGTCTCTCGGCAACGGAAGCCTCATGTCGGTGACTGTCAGGCGCAACGGTGATCTTATCGGTGATATGTTCGTGCAGCTTCAATCGAACCAGGATATTACTGCAACTTACTATGGTATCCCTGGTTATTCGGGTGGGTTTGGTTACCCCGATTACAGCCCTCTCGTGACCAACAACTATCCGACCGCTCCAGATATGTGCTGGGTCGCCGAACGGGCCTTTTCGCAGGTCGAGCTTTTCATAGGGGGCCAGAGCATCGACCGTCATTTTCAGTTGTGGTTTCGCCTCTATTCCGAGGTGTTCCTAGACGAGACCAAGCGCATATCCTGGGGAAAGATGACGACCTCGCCGGTTGTTATTAATAATGGCCCGCAGAAGTCTACATCTTATGTATATCTCCCGCTCCTCTTTTTCTTCAATAAACATCCAGGCCTATACCTTCCACTCATCGCGCTTCAGTATCACGAGGTCCGCATAGATTTCACGTTGAGTTCAAATTACAACACCTATTTTGGGACTAATAATTTCTCTGTATGGTCGAACTACATCTTCCTAGATACATCCGAGCGCGAGATGTTCGCCAAGAAACCCCATGAATACCTGATCGAGCAGGTACAGCACATCGCGGGCGATGGAGTATCTTCTGTCGGTGAAAACTCTCCGAGTATTATTCGACTCAACTACAACCACCCAGTCAAAGAGATTGTGTGGTGCTATCAGTATCAGGATACCACCAATAATCCCAATTCTCTTTGGAATTTTACATCGAATATTTATTCAGCAGCAACAATGACATGCGGTTCTTCGACGCTCACGCATCCACAGCACTCCGGCTGTCCCGTAGAGGCTCAGATTTTCTTGTCTGAGGATGGAGATGAGGGCATGCGCGCGACTGATTACACGACCGTCGGCCCTCTGAATGATTTTTACCTGATGTTTAACGGTCAGCGTCGCTTTGAGCCCCAGGCTGGCAAGTATTTCAATCAGTATCAGCCTTATCAGTATAACTCGGGAAATCCCATGGCGGGCATATACGTCTATTCGTTCGCTCTGCGGCCAGAGGACCTCCAGCCGAGCGGGTCGTGCAATTTCTCCCGGCTCGACATGGCCGAGTGTTCGCTGACTCTCAAAACGGGCGTCACCGCCGTGGCCCCGAGAAATCAGCAAATGTTTGCCATAAACTATAATATTCTTAGGATCCAATCTGGCCTCGGTGGTCTGGCCTTTTCAAATTAGTTTAATTTTAGTTTTCAAAATACGTTCAGTTTGTTTTATCGCCTGATGGAGAGATGGCTCGGACCATAAAACCCAGCGCGACCAAAACCCAGCCGTCTTGGCACCCGAAGCGGTCCAGTTCTCACGCTTCCGGTGCCGAACCAAGTATCGCGTCATTCTCTCCTTGTCCTTGTGCTTCGTGTAATCCGAATATCCCTCGCGACCGAACCGAACAACAGAACCGTCTGGAAAGACGGCCATGAATTTATGGATTCTATTACGAGATCTGTATAGTTTTATAGTCATGCTATTATCAAAGAGAAATTCTGATAGCCACGTATATCAGCAAGCATATAATAAGTATATTTATGACTATGTAGCCGCAAACAAACGGAAGGGCCGTGTCTCGAATTGCGTTATTTTCTAAAATCATATTTAGGACCTGCTTAGAAAGAGAATCCTCTTCTTCCTCCATGGATAGGTTCCTTAAGAACAATATACAAAATAGTAGCCACGATTTTACAAAGTTGGGGCGGGCCGTCTGTATAGTTGGCCCCCCTGGAGTCGGCAAGACATGGCTGGTCAACGAAGTGTTAGTACCTTGCGTTCATCTCACGGCCGACATACTCAAGAGCAAACAAGACACATTGGGATTTCTTGAAAAAATAAAGGGAACAGGTGTATCAGTCGTTCTCGATGAATATGAAACGGTCTGCGACCTGGCCGGCCTCCGGGAGATTCGGTCAGTCCCCACAAACGGAATGTTCGTCATCACTTCCCAGATTCCTGTCAAATTTTGTTTTGAAATTGTGAATTGGGATTTTCCGGTAATGACATATGAGTCTATCAAAAAAGCATTCCCGGGCGCAGACGACCGGGTCATGAAGACGTGTAAGGGAGATCTGAGAAGGGTAATTCAAAGCATATCTTTCAAGTCTGACTATTGGGATGATTTTCAGAGTCCGAAGGATTTTGTGGTCTCTCTTGTGAGTCGTGACTCTGACCTGTCACCCACCAGGTTCATAGGGGATCTTCTGTCTGAGCCTGGAAATATACTTTCAATTTTACAAGAAAATTACATAGACACCACGGGTGCCGACATGGACTTTCTCGTCAGGGTCACAGAGTCCTTCAGTGACGCTGCCCTATTTGATTCTAAAATGTATGAAGGCAACTGGGAGCTCATGGTCTATCATAATTTCTTTGGATGCGTTGTCCCGTCGGTGGAAATAGATCACAGATTGTCTGGAAAACTTCGTCCCGGCTCGTTGTGGACCAAGTATCAGAACGGCTGCATGCGCTCCAAGAGGATAAAGGGCCTCATATCAAGGTCTCCTCCGGGAATGACCCTCACCTATGAAGCCCTGTGTGTTCTCCGAAAATACATAGAATTAAATTCATTTCAAATTTTAAATGAATATTGGGTTCACGACCATGATGTCGACACGTTCAACTACCTCAGCCCAGATGGCAAGATGAATCCAAAAATTATATCATCTCTCAAAAAATTTCTGGCTACCAAGGATACAGAAAAAGCGTCATGTCATGCATAGATAATTCAAAACCCCCTTGATCCAAAATCATGGATGAGACTATTGCTCGGGCCTGGCTCGTTTTTGATAGTCTCAAGCATGTCGAAGAATCGCTGATATGTTCTGGAAGCGAATTTATATGTGAAATTTGTGGAGGCCAAAAAGTAATCGTTGATCTTCCTACATGTTCGGAATGTGGTCGCGTCGACGAGTCCTACATATCAGAAGAACCCGAGTGGAAGTCTGGCGCCGATACCGATGTTGACCCGTCCAGAGTCGGCGCTCCTGTAAACACTGATCACTTCTCAGAAGCCTGGGGCCGGACAACATATATGACCGTGGCTCGGAGTGCCTCGTGGGCCCAGAAAAAGTTGGCCCGCATAAACCTCCATTCGTGCATGAATCACAAGGATCGGGCACTGTTTCACGCGTACGCGCAGCTCGACAAGGTCGGTAAAGACACTCTGAATTTGCCTGAAGTTGTCATGTATTCGGCAAAAGTGAAATATAAAGCCTTTACCGAGTCTGTCTTGACTCGGGGCGCGGTCCGTAACGGGATCAAAGCAAACTGCATCTTCCAGGCGTGCCGTGAGTCTGGCGTGGCCCGGACGACTCGCGAAATTGCAGAAGCCTTTGGGATTCCTCCGAGAGATATTTCGAGAACATTCGAAATGTATCAGGAACAGATTCCGGAATCTATAGTTCACGTGACGACGCCTTCTGACCTCATCAGCAGATTGTTTAATTCTATACGGAATATACCAGATGGGGAGCGTGGGAGGATCAAGATGAAGGTCGTG